ACGGGACAAGCGGACTATTTTTATGGGGAGGTCAACTCGAAGTAGGCGACATCGCAACAGACTACATACCCACCACCACCGCAGCGGTAAGTGTTGGCCCAGTTGCTAACGTACCCCGCCTTGACTACCTTGGTAGCACTTGCCCTCGCTTGTTGCTGGAACCTCAGCGGACAAATTTGGTAACAAATAGCGAACAATTTACCGCTTGGATTAGTGCGGGTGGAACCGTGACGTCTAATACCGCAATTTCACCCGACGGAACTCAAAATGCCGATACTTTAACTGGAGCAAGATACCAAACAGGTTTTGCTTCAAACCAATATACCGTATCTTGTTTTGCGAAAAAAGTAGATGGTGACGGATTGTTCGTTTTACGGCTGGATGTGCCTACTTCATTTAGTGCCCAGTTTAACTTAAATAACGGAACTATTGTTAGTACAAGTGCGGGTTATACTTCAACCATTACGAATTACGGAAACGGCTGGTATCGTTGTACGTTGACTACACCAGCCGCCACGACAATTAGTAATTTCGTTATTGTTTCAGCAAGCAATGCTGCTGCAAGCACCTACGTTTGGGGAGCCCAGTCTGAAATCGGAGCCTACGCCACCTCTTACATTCCAACGCTTTCCGCAAGTGTTACCCGTGTGGCAGACGCAGCCAGTAAGACGGGCATCAGCTCGCTAATTGGGCAGACGGAGGGGACTGTGTTTTTAGATTTTAATTTGCAGACCACGAACGAGGATTTTGTAATAGGTCAGATTTACAATAGTTCAACGCCAGCAAATAGTATTTATTTTTACGTTACATCTACTAATGTCATAGAAGCCTTTGTAGACAATAGTGGAACCCAAGCCAGAATTATTCCACCATCAGCATCTGCTCAAGGCAGATATAAGTTAGCTATTGCTTACAAGGCTAATGAGTTCAAATACTATGTAAATGGAACTTTAATAGGCACAGACACAAGTGGTACTGTTCCAACTTGTAATTCTATAAACTTGATTGACTACGCTAATGGTGGAGGATATATGGAAAAATCAGCAGTCAATCAATACCTTATTTTTAAAACAAGTTTAACCAACGCCCAACTAGCAGAACTCACTACGATATGATATTCCGTAAATACCAATTTGCTGACTGGGCAACAGCCAAGCAAGCAATACAAGTAGAAGTAACAACACCCGAAGGAACAGAGCTTACCTGGAACCAAAACCTCGTTTCCTGCGTGGTAGAAATTGGGCACCTATGTACGCAATGGGGAACCGATGCGGAAGGTATGCCCGTATGCGAGGTAACCGACCCGTTGTATGCCGTAGATATTGTATGGCAGGATACGGCTCTTGCCGCTTACGATGCTTCTATTGTATGGCCTAACCCAGTTGGAGTACACTCTTTTGGTTACACGTTAGATACCGAATATGCCCAAGCGTTTTGCGTAGCCAACCCAGATTCCGAATACTGCCAACCACCATTCGAGATATGAAACACGATAGTACAAGCGCAGTAGCGACCTCTTGGAGTTTAGCGGTCGGTGGATTAACAATAGCCGAGGTGCACCAGATTGCGGGGATGCTGGTAATGCTGACCTCGTTTGTGTACACGTTATGGCGTTGGAATCGGGATATTCGTAATGATAAGTAGAATCTTCCGTAATCCAAAAACTACCGTTATAGGGCTTATCTTAATTTCATTCGGGGGTATCCTCGTTTGGTTTGAGAAAGCGTCGCTAACGGAGTTTAGTGCGTTTATTATGGGTGGGTTTGCGTTAATGATGAGCAAAGATGGCGAAGCAACAAGAGACAACAAAAATCAAGAAGTCCAAAAGAAAACTCGGACGGCACACAAAAAGCCAGAACAAAAGGGTGACGAGTAAACCGTATCGAGGCCAAGGGCGGTAATTCGGAAAATGTCAGAATTATCCACCATTAACTTGCACTTTGATAGTTAATGATGCTTAAAAGGGACAAAATGACTACAAATAGTGCGTTTTAATACACGTTATGAAACTATCTGAAAACTTTACACTTGCCGAACTTACGGATACGGATACCGGGATTGCTAACAATCCAAGCCAGGGAGAAATCAATAACTTAAAACTATTGGTACAGAAAGTGTTGCAACCGGTACGGGATAAGTTCGGAGTGATAAACGTAACAAGCGGTTTTCGTTCACCATTGGTAAACTCTGCGGTAGGGGGTAGCGCAACAAGCGACCACGTACACGGTAGAGCTGCGGATATTCAATGCGAGGATATGGCTGCTGTATTTAATTACATACGCAAAAAGCTGCCGTTTAAGCAACTCATTTGGGAATTTGGTACGGATACACAACCAAAGTGGATTCACGTTGCCTACGACGTTAATAACAACAAATCAGAAGTATTAAAAGCAATCAAGAAAGGTGGAAAAACAAAATACATCCAATTTTAACGACTGGCTCAATGAACTCGAAGAACTACCCACACCCCCTACTTGCAGCATTGATAATCCTGATTGTGAGTCTTGCTCTGGGTAGTTGTAGTGCTGAGTACCATTTGCGTAAAGCCGTAAAGAAAGGTGCTAATGTTTGGCAAACCAAGTGGGATACCACAATCGTAACCAAGGAACGTAACTTATGGGATACGCTCACGCTTAACAATGTTGATACCGTGGTTGTCCAAAAGGACAACATTCGGATTAAACTTGTTAAGAACTTTGATACAATCCGATTGCAAGCGACGTGCTTGCCGGATACGGTGCAAGTAACCAAGTACATTAACACCAAAATTACAACAAGAGCAAAAGGTAATTGGGAGAAATACCTGATGCTGTTTGCAGTTGGTATGCTGCTCGTAGTCCTAATAAGGCGATAGAGGTACTTTAGGTGCGTTCTAACGCATTATCTATCTAAATTGGATAGATTGTACCACTTGACTAATAAAATGCGTCTAAACGCAAATTTTATTTTATTTTTAATTTTACTACTTAACTAAGTTAGTTAGTTAACTTGATAGTTAGTTAGTTATTTAAGTTATATAGTTAGTTAGTTAACTTAACTAAGTTGTAAAAAATAAGCATTGGGCGCATACGCCCGACAAATGTTAATAACTTTTTAGTTATCTACATTGGTTAGACCTATCGTTTTCTTTTTTAGGTTTGCAATATGGCAACAGAGCGAAACGACCGACGCAAGAAATATCTTGCAATGGAATTAAAACAAATTCCTAATGACTATACCAACTCCTTCCTTAACCATTTTGGATTCTGCGACTACCCAAGAAGCGAAAACGAATCCTCAGCCCTCAGAAAATACAACACCTGGGAGCAAGGAAGGAAAAACTTTAATAAATGAGCATCAAGGATTCCATCAAATCTTCTTGTACTGGGACGAGCGTCCCTGATTACTACATAGGCAAGTTCAAGGGAATAGAGGCGTTTGACGTGGTGCAGGACTTTGCCCACGATAATTACAACCTCGGCGTAGCAATCGCCTACCTACTCCGTGCCGGAAAGAAAGACGGCAACCCTGCCGAGCAAGATATTACCAAAGCAATAATCCACCTACAACGTGAACTTAAACAGCTCAACGATTATGCCGTATTACACCAATCCCGAAGTAAAGAAGCAGATAGATTTGATTCTATCGGAGGTTGCGATTCTTTTCGCTAATTGTGATGCCAGAGGCCGTGCCTACGCCAAAGCCCAGGAGCAAACCCTCCTTAAAGAAGTCCACAAGCTCGACCCTGCCTTTGCAGCCCGCTGCGGATATAGAGATTAGTGTAACGCTATCTAAGGTTCCCTCCCTTAATCAGTTCTACGCCTCTAAGCATTGGATAGTTAGAAAGAAGGCCAAGGATAAATTTACCGAGGAGGTGCTTACCCAATTAGCAGCATACGATAAAACCCGATTCCAAACCATTACAGCTACTCTACGCCATAACTACGGATATGATAACGATAACTGTATTATGGCTATTAAGTTTGCCCTGGACGCATTACGCAAGTGGGGAGGTATCCAAGACGATAATACTAACTTTGTAACTAAGGTTACTATTAGCCGAGACCACGAAATAGAAAAACACACCGGGCAAGTAATTTTTTTTGGTAAAGGTGTTGTATGTTAATTTTTTTGCGTATGTTTGCCTTGTGTAACACCTAAAACTAATCCAATGGAACACACAACACGGACAAACTGGTCACAAGAATCCGCTCAACAGATGGTTGAGTTCTTACAGCATCGAGTCGAGGCGATGGCATCTAAGATGGAATTCCTCGAAGCAGAAAACGAAGTATTAAAAAGAACCCTATTAAACGAATTACACAATGCCTAAAATTACAAGCATCACCCCCAACGGCCAATGGCAAGAGTTCTACAAATTAGAGTTGCGTTTTGATAACGGAGACTTTGGAACCGCATTTGCCAAGAGCGAGACCCCTTCCTACAAAGTAGGCGATGAGGTTGAGTACACCAAGAATGAGAAAGGTACCGTTAAGATTCAACGTGGAGACCGCCCAGCTTGGACACCCTCAACACCAAAGGCAAACGATGACCGTTCGGCGTCTATCATTCGCCAGGTGGCGTTGAAGTCGGCTGTTGAAATGTCCGCAGCTTATGTTGCCCAAGGGTCAACAATCCCAGTTGAGAAAATCTTTGAGTTAGCAGAGAAGTTTAACGCTTGGATGTCTGGCACCCACGGAGCCACGCACCAAGAACACTTTGCAGCTCGTGTAGAAGAATCCAGTCCGTTTTAGGTGTTTCAGTAGCGACTGGTTGACAGCCCGGAAAGACGGGCAATTTAGTCGGGTGGCGCAATGGTAAACGCATCAAATTAGGTTACTGCATAAAATACTTACTAATTTGATTATTCACGGCAGCGGATAGTACCCGAGTATTGTAGGTTCGATTCCTACCCCGACTACAAAGACCCCTCTCCGGAGGGGCTTTTTTTTGCCCAATGTTTTTTTGTATTGATTTTTTGTTTACGTTTGCCCTATGAAACACCCTGACCTAATTTCTAACGATAAAGTATTGCCGTTCTTGGAAAGAGCAAGAGGCGGAAAATACTACGATACCGGTAAGCTCGGCCACCCGGTAATTGATGAGTTCCTTCGTTTCAAAGACGGGGAGTTTGTTGTTGTAACTGGCCACGCCAACGTAGGTAAGACGCACACGCTTATCTATTTGATGCTTATGCAAACAATGAATTACGATAAGAAGTGGCTTGTGTATTCCTCAGAGAACGAGGTACACTCCCTTAAGCGTAAGTTAATCGAGTTCCTTTCCTGCGAGCCAATTCAAAACGTAACGGAGGCCAAGATGTATCGCCACCTTGATTACATTGATGAGCATTTTCGTTTTATAGACAGCAACAATCTATACAATGCATTTGACCTACTTCGCATTATGGAGGAAATTCACGAGGAATGGCAGTACACCGGATGCCTAATTGACCCTTACAACTCCCTTGTAACCGACCAAAGAAAACTTGGAAAGTCAGGTATGCACGAATACCATTACGAGGTAGCGTCTGCGGTGCGAATCTTCGCCCATAAGAACTCAGTTACAACGATTGTAAATACACATCCGGTAACCGAAGCAATGCGTAGAACGCATCCTAACGGCCACGCTTACGCTGGGCTTCCAACCCCACCAATGACCTCCGATATTGAGGGTGGTGGTAAGTGGGGCAACCGTGCTGATTCGGTAGTAATCATTCACCGGTACGCCCAACACTTAACCGACTGGGTTTTTACTGAAATCCATTGCCGTAAAACAAAAGAGATGGAGACCGGGGGAAGACCTACGCCTTTGTCAGACCCTATCCGCATCCGTTCAATGAAGGGCAATGTCGGGTTTACCCACAATAACCTTAACTTGCTCGATGTTCAAGCACCTATTCAAACAATAATTTATTCTGATGACCCATTTTAGTCAAGATTCCTGGGAGATTTATGTACGTGACCGCATCCTCCAGATTAGCGACGTAACACGGTGGTTAAATGAAATGGCCTTGGCTAACCCGAACCAACCGCATATCGTTGATAATATGTTATCCGTTTGGCGTGCAACGCAGATGCTGGACGAAATGGTAAATATGAAACGGCACCTTGATAAACGGATAGGCGAAGCCCGGATGGAGAACGCCCGCTTGCTTATTCAGAACCGGGAACGTGCTATTGAAATTGACGCATTAAAAAAAGAACTTGAACAGATTAAAGAAAACCTAACCTTATGATACCAATTCCTTTTTCACCAAACGAGGTATTTGCTATTAACGGCAAAAAGTTTTTAGTTCTGGATTATTGGCGGCCCGTAAGCTGGAAGCAATGGAGTGCGTGGTATTTAATTGAAGACGAAGGTGGCAAGCAATACGAAGTTCCGTACTTCCATATTTTAATTCAAAAAGAAAGAGGCAACGCAAAATACGTTGGAACCA